TTCTTCTCTGGATCACCGTTAGAAGATAATTTTGGCGATACAGTAAATGTCGCGCCCAGATCTAACCATTCATCTGAAGGCACTAATGTACCATTTGTTTCAAAATCAATTTTTGGAATAAACCCATTCTTTAATTCAAAATAACTAATAAATTTTAATAATTTCTTTTCTTGTAAGAAAGGTTCTCCTCCAGTAAGCTTAAGAATAGCTCCTGCTTTTAATCTCTCAACAAAGCCATTATCAAGCATATATTGATCAATCTCTTTAAATGTCATCTTGTTCTTAACAGACCAAGAAACAAATGAATCACATCCATGTGGTGAATCAGGAGATGCAAATCCTTTACAGGTAAGATTACACATTGATAAACGCAAGAATACAGAAGGCATGCCAACGTACTTACCTTCTCCTTCTAACGTATAAAAGAGTTTATCATCAGAGATAAACATAGTTTCATTATCATCTAAATTATCCATGTTTTATAATAACGTGGGCATGTATGCAAATCACCCATAAATAAGTTTAATGGCCAAGAAAACCAGAAAACGGATGCAAGAAGAAGAGGATCTCAAATTAGATGCAGATGTACTTCTTCATAACCTAGAAGTTAGCAAACGAAAAGATTGGTTTTGTAATTTTAAAATACAAAACAAATTCAAACTGAATGATGTTCATAATTCATTCCTTGAAATGCTAATGTATGATCAAACAAAAATGGTATTTGTTGATGGGCCTGCCGGGACAGCTAAAACCTATCTTGCAGTATTAGCCGGTTTACAAATGCTTAAAACAAAATCTATTAATAATATTATCTATATTAGAAGTATAGTAGAAAGTGCTTCAAAAAGTATGGGATCTTTGCCTGGTGAATTGCAAGAAAAGTTTCAACCATGGTCATTACCGTTGATAGAGAAACTAGATGAATTAGTAGGCCCAAAAATTGGCGGTGATCTTATGAGAGATAATTTTGTTAAATGTATGCCTGTTAATTTCGTCCGGGGTTTAACATTCAGAGATTCTGTTGTTATTGTAGATGAAGCACAGAATATGAACTCTGCTGAATTAACAACTATTTTGACACGTTTCGGAGAGAATTCAAAATATATTATTATAGGTGATTCATTCCAAGCAGATATTGGAAATAAATCTGGATTTTCCAAAATTAGACATGTCTTTAATAACGAAGAAAGTGAAGAACAAGGTATTCATACCTTCCTCTTCACTGAAAATGAAGTTGTAAGATCTCAGATTCTTAAATTTATTGTGAAGAAGTTAGAGTCGGTACAACACTAGATTTTTCTAATTCTAATAATTCTTTTAAAGCATCTTCAAAAGAAACAAATTTTACATCTGTTTTAGGGCTCGATTGTTTTATATCAGGCCCTAAAATTTCATTCATCTTCGAAAATATATTATTTTCAAGTCCTACTAAATTAGGATCTCTTTCTCTTTTTATCATCCCCAGCTAGTTCCTTTAAATAAACCACCCAATCCTGTTGTTACTTGATTACCTACAGCTGCACCACGATTTACTTGTGATACCTCTGGTGGTGTTGGTACTGTAGCAGCTTGTACAACAGCTTCTGTTAAAGTTTTACCTTTATATGTAGCAGAATTAAGATCATGCTCCCATACTTCTACTTTTTCTACCCAACATCTTCCATTTGTTAATGTTTTGATGTGTTCTGATGCGAGATTGAAGCAGAATTCTGCTGTTCTTTCAATGCCAACACCATTAGGCATGATTCTTAAATCACAAGCCTTTGCATCATGTAATTGTTGAAATAAAGATAATTGTGGATCGTCAGCTGCAATACATAATGTATGATCAAATTGATGCTGTAATTTTGCTTTAAGTTCTTTGAGACCACCAAAGTCTACAGCCCAATTACGTTCGTCTAATTCCGAACAGCCAAACCAAAACTTAGCCTTTAATTGATATCCATGCACAAAGCTGCAATGTGACTGTACTGCTTTCCATTGTCTGAAAGCGCAAGAACCCAATTCAATTACCTTAGTAGAGACATATGTACTCATAAAAATATCATAAACCTTAAATAAAGATAATCTATGGATAATATGATAAAAATATCAGAGTTGCAAAAAGCATATCCGCTTGATGGAAATGATGTTTTTATTGTTAATCAAGAAAATCCTATTAATAAAGCTCTAGAAACTAGATATACAACAGCTGATGATGTATCAAAGTATATCGAAGAGACTATACAAAAATTGTTAGATATTCAAATACCTGTAGGATGTATTAAACTATATGCAGGTAAAATTACACAATTTGATAAATTAGATGGTTGGCTATTATGTAACGGGCAAACAGTGTCGCGTATTAAATATAAAAGACTATACGAAATATTAGGTTCTACATACGGACCGGTGACTTCTGACACATTTACATTACCAAATTTGAAGGGTAAAATTCCCATGGGTTATTGTGGTATTAATAATAATGAGGTCGAAATAGGAGATATATTAGATTCAATAACGCTGGGATCTACCGGCGGATCATATTCACAAACAATAACTAAAAGCCAAATGCCTAGGCATTCGCATAAAGACTTAATCGGCCACACACACGATTATATGGACTTGACGAAATTTAATTGGTGGAAAAATGATGGGGGGACTAATTCAGCTACTACACCACAAAATCATGAAGTATTTGCAGAGGTTAGGGCGAGGAAAGCTGGGAAACGAAATCCAAAATATGATGAAAAAACTACAGCATCTACTATTATAGAATTATCAAATGAAGGTGGAAATATGCCCCATAATAATGTTCAACCTTTCTTATCTTTAAATTACATTATTAAGTATTAACAAAATAAAGCATTTTTATATATTGCTAAAATATCAAAATCAGACATTCCTTTTTCTCTCAAGAATGCTTCTACACACTCGGGTGTAGAAGCCATGTAAATTGATTTCAATAGAATTTCATCTGCTAACCCTTTATTGATTAAAAATTGCAATGCATTAATTTTTAATTTTTCTACTGGATTTAAAGTATCTTGTATTGATACAATCGTTTTGGGTAGATCAACAGCCAATCCAATATTTTCTACATATACAGTATAAGAAGTTTCTTTTTCAGCTAATATATAGCCTTCGTATCCATTATATTTTAATATTTCACCGGATGAACAATTGGCGGGATCAACTTTAAGTTTAACTCTTACCAATTGGCTATCTTTAAGACTATTTTCTATAACCTTATTAAACCGTTTCATTATGTATATATTTATGAAATAAATTAAATATGTATAATGGCTGATATTCCTATAAAGATTTCTGAATTAGATAAATCATACAATTTATCGGCTAGCCCCGTTGTATTTTTATTAAATCAAAAAAATGATGATGATGTCTATGAAACGCGAGGTATTGAATTATCGACTATTACCGCATATGCAAAAAATGAAATTAAACAAATACTTTCTAAGTTTATTGAAGTAGGTACGATAATACCTTTTGCTGGAGATGTATTAACACAGGAACATAGTGGCTGGTTATTATGCAATGGACAACAAGTTCTTAAGTCTGAGTATAAAGATCTGTGGGAAAAAATAGGTGAAACATACGGAACAGCTACTGAATCAGTATTTACGTTGCCTAATTTTAAAGCTAAATTGAATTTAGGTTATTGTCATATTGATGACTATTTTATACCCGATTTCGGCAATTGGCCTATTAATGAAAAAATAGTTCTTGGGGAAGGTAATAATCCAAATTTTCCTGACAAGGGTGTTTTTTATTATAAATTAAATAACGATGAAATAAGAAATCATACACATTACATACCAAATCATACACATAAAATATTGAATTATGAAAATTTAATTGATTATGTTTATAGAAAGGGAAAATATAGGGGCGCTTTTGTCACCGGAAGTGATTATTGGTATACTAGAGGAAATAAAATTTATATATCGCCTTCGATTAATTGGGCTAAAATAAGGACTTGGGGTCCAACTGATAATAATTTGAATCAAAGTATTAATGGGGGCGAACCTCGAGTAGTAATTAGTAAAAATTATAATCAAATATTAACATATAGAAATAAAATATATAAGCAAGCTGGTAAAAGCACAAGGAATTTTTTAGACAAAAATCCAATAAAAACAATTTTTACGTATGATAAAAATACTATAGATGAAGTAAAAAATAGAAAATCTCAACCGCCTGCAATTAATGATTATTACGATAGTAATACAAAGGATTCTAGTAATTTAGGAGAATATGGTGGTGATATGTATCATAATAATATACAGCCATATCTTGCTATGAACTATTTAATTAAATACTAAAATGGAAGAGGCCATATCTATATCACAATTAAAATTAGCTTATTCATTATCAGGTAATGAATGTTTTGTAGTAAATCAAGAAAATCCCATAGATAAAAAAATTGAAACTCGTTTTACAACATTGGAACAATTAATGGCGTATATAAAGGGCGAAATTAAGGAAACTCTAGATGAAGTTATGCCTGTAGGTTCAATTAGATCATATGCTGGTACTGTTTCTGCTGTAGATGCTATACCGGGCTGGTTATTATGCAATGGTAGTTTTGTTTCCAGAGTAAAATATAAAAAATTATTTGATGTAATTAAAAATCTATATGGTACCGGCAATTCAGATTCATTTCGTATACCAGATTTGAGGGGTCGTGTTATCATGGGATTTTGTAATGGTGGTTCGACTTTTATTCCTAATTTTGGCAATTGGAATAGTAATCAAAAAATTAATCTGGGAAAAAATGCTGAGGTTAATGGTGTTTTTTACCATAAATTAACAGCGCCGGAATTACCTAGGCATTCACACATGAATAATCATACACATAAGTATTTTAATATTGCACATCTATCTCCTTCTTATATTGCATCATATTACGAAACAAATGCACGTGGTGGTGATATATTGGCCTTTGCCCCCTCTGAATTAGCACAAAAAATAATTGATCAATCAAAAGTAGGATCACCATTTACGCCAGATGTATCTGCATATGCAGGTGAAACCAGTGAAGCATTAGGCCAAACATCACCAGCTGGTGAAAGCATGCCACATAATAATATGCAACCATATGTTACAACGAATTATCTTATAAAATATTGATATCAAATGAAACCATTTTATAATGGTTTAATGTCTAAACTAGGTAATAAATTATTGACGAGAGCTAATGGTAATTTGCCATTAGATGAATCTGATAAAAAGGCTGTTATTGAGAAAGCAGCCGCAGCATATGCACAATTCTTAGATGCATTACAATTTGACTGGAAATCTGATACTAATAGTGCTGATACACCAAGACGTGTAGCTAAAGCATTTGTTAATGATCTTATTTCTGGGTGTTATAATGAACCTCCTAATATCACAGCATTTGATAATGAAGATGGTTACGATGGAATGGTTTGTCAAAACAATATCAAAGTCACATCACTTTGCTCACATCACCATGCAGCCTTTACAGGTGTGGCTCATGTAGCTTATATTCCATCACCAGAAGGTAAAGTTATTGGATTATCTAAATTGAATCGTATTGTTGATTGGTTTTCTAGGAGGCCGCAAATTCAAGAAGGACTAACTTCACAAATTCATGACTATGTAAATAGTATCTGTGAAGGTAATAAAGGTGTCGCTGTTCTTATTGAATGTAAACATACATGCTGTTCCAATAGAGGTATCAAACATGATTCTACTATGAGAACAGCTAAGATGTCAGGTGCTTATATGGATAATGGTAACAATGCTCGAGCTGAGTTCTATAAGTTTGTAGAATTCTCTCAGTCTCGTTAAGCAGCGTTACTAGTACCACCAGTAGCAGTTATATTTGTAGGAGGTAATGCCGGAGTAATATTACTTGCGGCATTATTTTTTTGTCCTTGTTGTAGCTTTCTTTTTGCTACTTCAATAATCTTTTTTTGTTGATCTTGCGGTATGGTTTTCCATGTATTGGTATCAACAACTTTTTTCATTTGATTAAATTTGCCTAATTCATTTTGCAATTCCGGATCTTGTTTAAGCATTTCTGCAGCTGCAGCTTTATGATCATCATTATTATCTAAATCCAAAGATCCACCAGATAATGAAGGTGCAACAGTTTCAAACAAGTAAGCCTTTAATAAATCATTACACAATGAATCAAATGATTCTCTGACATTAATATTAAGTGCTGTTAAATGTTTTTGTGCTTCTGTTTTTGTTTTATGTGCTTTAAGGTTTTTCTTTTTACCTGTTTTGGCATTAACAACAAAGTAACCTGAACCTTGTTTTTTTATTTTATAAGGCATATTATACTTCACCTCCGGGTAATAATTCTCTTACTTTACGTTGAATTTCATCTAGCTTGTCTGGTGTAGCTGATTCAATATCAGTGACACTGGCAGCATCAATAATACCTTGTAATTTATCATCCAGCACATCACCTTTAGTTGAATTTAATTCACTAGCAAATGTTTGTTTAACTACGCTCATAACATCTCTAATCATGTCTAGAGAACCTTTTATAATTAATGAAACTTTTGAATCGACATCTTTTTTTAGATCATCAATTTCATTGGGAGTAGCAGGCTGAGGTTCTGCAGGTGATGGAATTGCTGCATCTGGTTGCATAGGTAATTCAGCCTCACCATAGAGCCTTAATTTTTCATTTACTAGCTGGGTAAACTTCATAAAGTTTATTTAGCTAATGACATTCTCAAATGTTGATCAATATCGATAGATTTTGTAAGTTGATAAAATCCACCTTCTTTAAGAAACTTTTTTATTGTATAAATTTTATTAGTTGTAATATCACAACGTTGTAAGTTTCTTTTAATATCTAAAAGATCAGTAGTT